CTCGGTCATGGGCCATGAAAGGTCCATTTGAAAGGCGGTTGTCAGTCGCAATCACTGGGCGATGCAAGCAAAGCACAGGAGGATTCGACGACAGACGCGAACCACCCGGGCAGGTGGAATAACGCGAACAGTCGTCGCTCTGGGTTTATTCAAAACCCACAAAATTTGCCCTATAAAATCAAACAAAAGTTAAGGGAGGGAATTACTCTGTACTCTCATGTGAGGGAGTGGCAAGCGTCACCTCAACGGTGCCGGTTGCTATCACACACACACGAGCGAGACCCTTCGAAAGAGAAATGTTTATTAAGATCAACAGGGATTATAGACCTGTAGTAAAATTTTTCAGATGCATGGGTAACAGTTTTAAGCTGTATTCTAGCACCACCCCTCAGGCCGTTTTAAGCCGGCCTGGCAATGACAATTTCGGCTCTTAAAAGCCTAGCACACTACTCTTGATGCCACATTGTGGCACCTTATAACGGCGGAGAGGGTTGCGCGCAGCCGTATGTAAAGCAACGAAGTCATTTGCGACGATTACGCGGAGGAGGTGGCTTCCTCATGACGTTGACCTTGTTCTTCTCCTTCTTCTGCTCAACAAGATCCTTGGCCACCATCTTCGAGACAGACTGGCCAGGAAGAGAGCTCAATTGGCCAGCGACATGCGAAACAACACCACCGACAAGTCCAGCACCCGGAACAAACGGATTTAAGGCAAGACCAAGAGGGCCGGCGGCGGTTTTCAATACACTACAAACTGCGCGCCACCAGTCACCCAACCCATTTTCGTTCACTTTGACGGCAATAGGCAAATAAGGGACAGCAGCAGCGTACAATTGCAATACTTTCATGTCGTAAGCAGCTGATGGGCTAGCAAGAACAGCAATACTTGGCTCAGCATAGGTAGGGGCACGCTCTACGTACACTTTCAGCTTGATGGTGAGAGACGATCCATTGCTTAAGTTGGTGAGGAAGACGCCAGTAGTGTCAAAAGGCACAATCTGGTTAACACCCGGTGCGATAGTAGCGACAGCAGCGGTAGCTCCGACCGTGGTGTAAGGCTCCCCTCTAACCAGTGTAGTATTTCCTGAAGGGCTAGGGTTAGGATCGTAGAGGATAGCACTTGACTGCTCCTGCATCAGAGGATTCGTAACAGAATTCTGCATGCAGACAACATACGCACCTTCTGCAGCCGCCCAAGTCAACGTGCCTCTCAGCAAGTTAGCCTGAGCAACTGTGGATGGGGGCTCTCTCTGTTTTACACCAGTGTAAGTTGCTTTCTGTGTGCCTGCATTGTTCACAACAACCTGCTGGAATTGGTTTGCCATCTGAGGCATGCGGTACGCAGTTAGTGTGCCCTGCTTGTAAATCTCCGCAGTTGTGTTGGTAATCTCATAGCCCATGCCAATCACTCGACTAATTCCGGAGGAAATATCTCTGATTGCAATAGGGGGCAGGGTAGTGATGGTCTCTGCGGTAGCGGGAAGTTGGACAGGAACAACTCCAAGAGGGGCTCCGGAGACGTTGGACACGATAGTGAGCGGTCCGGTCGGGAAGGTGCGGGCAGTAACGGCGTCTTCAGTAAGACTCGTCCATCCGGCATCCTCTGTAAAGATCGGGAAGCTAGCTGACTCCGCTTGGGGCATGTTGTAGACATGACAATCCCAATTTCCTCCGGCGGCGTTAGCGGGCGCCGAGACATCGAGTTGGTATTGGTAACAGGAAACGACGGTTTGAGAACAGTCGGCATCTGGGTAGCCAGCAACTTGGTGGGTGTAGTCATGGAAAGGATCTAAGGCCAACGTAAGCCACTCCTTGCCATCAGAAGTGATGGACTTACTCTGTAACATCTTTGATAATAC